GAATCATTCCAGGAATGTCCGTGTATGGATCTTCTAAGAAGTAAGAACAGCCTTGCCTCCAACCATTATACTTGATAAATTTAGCAAAGTCAAGCATGTGATTCTTATTGGCTGGATTGAACGCAACTCGAACTCTTGGTACAAGAGTGCTTTTTCGATAATTACTCATCACCACTCTCCACTGCAAGAGAATCGATGACGTCCCAACCAATTTCAACCAATCGATCCTCTACATGATCTGGGTCAGCACCACGCAGTTCTTGCGGAGTGAAACAAACAACTGCACAACCAATCGCGCGCAGTTCTGCACAAAGGACTGAAATGTTCTTAGAATCGCTCATATGTTCCTCGATTTGACGTTTGCGCCAGAGACTGGGCATTAAAATCGCTCTGCATTGTAATTAGCATCATTCGGTTCGAATACCAGATCGTCATACCTTACCATGTCTGGATCACGATCATATTCATCCGACTCATACTTTGCAAGAATTGAATGAACGCGCTGCAGGGAAATGCCAAGAGACTTGGCAATCTCAATTTCCTTCATACCATCATCGCGAAACATTTCAATGGTTTCAAGTTCAATTTCTTTAAAGTATCCCATTAGACTTCCCTCACGCCAGCATCTTCAATTTCATCATATAGTTTATCAAGAATTGTAGAGGCGAACAATGCATCCTTAAAAGGCATTGTCTTTATATAAAGAGTCAATGCGTCATGAATAACATCAAGTTCACAATCAACAAGACAGATATTGATCTCATATTCTTTCATGTTAGAACGGCACCTCTTCAAGATTATGCTGATTAACATTTCTCTGGAATTTGCGGTCACCAAGAACGAGCAGCAATCGCGATGCACGTTCAAGTTTCTCAGCAAGATCATAAAGGTCACGCGACTCAAGACCATCAAGAGTCTCATTCGCTAGAACATGATCCACGTTGGCAGACAGACTCACAGCTTCCGTGAACAAAACACGATTAGAAGTCTTCATTACGCAGCACTCCGAACACGAACAACGTTTTGATGGTCGAGCAACACTCGGTCGCGTTCACTCGAGTAAACATTGATTGGGTTGTCAAGAACAACAGTATGCTGAACACCACCACCGTACTTGACACGACTCAGCACCACGCGACCAGACACAGGATAATCACCCATGTACATACCAGTCACGTGCAGCCCTTCAAGATTCCAGTTACTCATATCAACCCCAGTCTTTGAAATTGTCAGACGCTTCGTTTTCTTTGTAGCCATTTGTATATTCTACAATTTCTTCGACGCTCATATTTGCCAGTTCAACCTTTTCGCTAGAATAGGTGTCACCTTTGAAATAGTGCGGATTGAAACCACGACGATAGTAACTGTCAGCAGAACCACGATCGTACGGACCACCATGACGTTTGTCAATATTCATTAGGCGATCACCTCAATGCGAGTACCCAGATCATCCAGCAGCATGTTACCAGGCAGCGGAGCGACAAAGAAATCAGACTTGTCTTTCTTGTCAGCCTGTCCGCGCCACACACGCTCAATCGTCTTGGCGCGGAAAGTGCCGTCCATCGAAGAGATAGAAACAATCTTGCCAATCATATAGCAGTCGTTAATATTAATGAAGTCAAGGGACTTGACGACATCACCGATTTTTACAATAGTATTTTCGCTTTTCATACAACAATTATACCGTAGAAGGGATAAAACGTAAAGGGGAAAAACTCTTGCAAAATCAATAACTTACACAGACCTCTTCGAAGAGCCTCTTGGCGTCCTCGAAATCAGCCTCGAAAACAACGCTTTTTTGCGCTGTTCGATCCTCGATCTCGTAGATGTAGTTGCCGTGGCTCCAGAGAACCTGACGATTGCCGAATTTGTCGTTTCGGGCTTCGATAAAAGTGTAATTTTTCATACAACTATTATCGCGCATTTGGGGCTGCAAGTAAAGGGATAAAAACCTGAATAGAATCAGTAACTTACGAGGTCCCTCTCTCGCCGAGGGAGAAGCCCGAGGAGAGGGCTTCTGGGAACCCTTATACTAGGCTTCCCGAGTAGAAAAGACCGCCGAGATAGACTATTAGAAGGAATCCTGATACGACCCAGAGACTGGGCTCCCTCATTCTGATTCCCGCCCAGAACCAGCCAGCGTTGCCTATGAAAGAAGCAAGAATGTTGAGCGGATACAAATTTATGCTGGCAAGAATTGAACCAAGAATTAGAAACGAAGTCGAAATCCATTTCAACCAAGAATCAAATTTCCTCATTTTTAATCCCTTCATCAACTGCGTCAGCAAGTTGATTCATTGGAACTCTTCTCATCTTAATGCCAACTTCATCAAGCATCAATTCAGCATGATTAACAGAATAGTGTTTGCCAGCACCCTTTCCTGAGAATGGCTTATCTGGTCCAACTATTTCTTTAATGCCAACCTGAATGAGTGCACGAGTGCAATCTGCGCAGACACCACGAGGGTCCCAGTTCAAATACAAACGCGCACCATTCAGATTGATTCCATTACGAGCAGCATTATAAATCGCATTGCGTTCTGCGTGTTCAACCCAATGATACTTCTCTGGACGCTTCCAGCGATTCTTATCATTTTCGTTTATGCCACGCGGAAAGCCATTAAAGCCCATAGAGAGAACTGCGTTATCATCACCGACAATAACGCAGCCGACCTTTGTTGAAGGATCTTTACTCTTTTGAGCAATTACAGTTGCCTGCAATATAAACAATTCATCCCAATTCATTCATCACCAAAAATTATATTTTACTTGATTGTAATCTTACGAGGTTTTTGTTCTTCTGGAATAACATTCTCTAGTTGAATTGTGAGAATGCCATCAGCAAGTGCAGCATCACGAACCACTACTGTGTCAGACAAAACAAATTGGCGTGAGAATTTACGACCAGCAATACCCTTTACAAGATAATTGCGGTCATCTTCGTCAACCTTTTTACCTGAGACTTTCAGAGAGTTCTTCTCTGCAGTGATTTCAATTTCATCTTGTTTGTAGCCAGCAACTGCCAATTCAACAGTAAAGTTATACTCGTCCGTCTTGACGATATTCACTGGAGGAAAGGCATTAGATGTTGCAGTTAACAGATGTGCTGCATTGTCCAGAGCCGCGAAAGCATTCTCGAACCCAAGTGCTGTTGGGAGATAGCGATCTAGAGATGCGGATGTTAGATGATATGTGCTTGTCATATTGATACTCCTTTAAAAAGCAAGTTAAAAACGTAGACCCCAAACGGGCATCTACGTTCTTATTTATATCACTTTGTGCCAGTAGAACCGAATCCACCATCGCGTTCTGAGTGCTGTGATGGGATATCTTTCACTTCAACAAAGTGAACCTTCTCATTGGTTACTACTTCGCCCTGAGCAATTCGTTCTCCGACAGGGATCATCTGAACCATATCTGAGATATTGTGAAGAAGGATGTATACCTGCTGCTGATAGTCAACGTCGACGACGCCTTCTGCATTAGCAAGAACCAATCCACGCTTCAGCGCCATACCTGAACGCGCATGAAGACGAATAGAGAACTGCTGGAGTTCTTCTCGCTCGGTGGTAATATCTGCGAAACTCTCAATCGAGTTTCTCTTGTCTTGAATCTTAAAGACAAGTCCAGTGGGAACCAGAAGTCGATCTCCTGGGTTCATATAAATTCCATCACCAGAAATATATCTTTCGACTTTAAGATTATACTTGTCATACCCATTTACAACTGGGTCTGACTTTGATGGGTAGAAACCCAAATCAAAACAGGCAGAAAGAGAAGTGCCATAACCAGGAACGATTGCATCTTCATGCAATCGGAACACATCCACTTGAATCATAAATTAAGCCTCTTTCTTTTTTCCGATTGTATACTTTGCCACTAATTGCCACTGATTCTTATCCTTGAACGGAAGAATTTTAATTTGACTCAGAGGGGCGATATTTTCCTTTGTCTTATCTGGATCGACCAGCTTTACCAATCCCCACTCAGCCATGAGATTAGCAATAGTATTTCTGCGTGCCAGATCATTATCCGATATATTACTCGGCTTACCATCCAGTTCAAATAGTTCCTTGAAGTGGACAATATAGTATTTGCCTTGCTTATGGAGAATATGGCAGGATTGATAGAGAATGTTATCATTCTTCGCAGCGACACCGATGCGAGTTAGAGTCTCACGAACCTTTAGGAAATCGTCCTGCTTGTCCAGCAGGACTTCTACTAATTTATCGACCATGTCAATCACCCTTATATAATTGTTTTTTTATTGCGGTGATTTGGTCGTCAGTCAGAACCTTCAATGCTTCTTCTGCTTTCGCATCGGAGTAGCCATAATATTCTTTTACGACATTCAAACCACTACTTTGAGCCTTTTTATGCCACTTACTATATGGGCGTTTCTGTGCTCGTATTATATTTAGGAGAAAATCATATTTAAGTTTATTGTCGAGATTCGGGTATTTGTTCATCTCGTTGGCCCACAGTACAGTGTCCCTGTGGAACGAGAGTGCGCGGTTGACCATAAACGATGAATATGACTTCTCATCCTGCTCTGTCAGGAGTGCATATTCTTTCGTCTGCAGAATAGACGGAATGATTTCTTTAAATAAGTCAGACATTGAACTTGCACTCCACCATCATCTCTGTGAGACATGCGGTGAGGTTCAGTTCCTGATCAGGTACAAACGCAGCCTGGTACTGATACTTTGCCAGAATCAAAACAGCATTTGGAATTGTCGACTTATCCATGATATCATACAGACTATCATAAATCTTTCTATAGATGTGAGCAGGATCATCGCTACCAAAATCAGCAACCCACTTTCTCATTGCACCGAAGTTTTGATCCTTCAGAGAAACAACAAGCTGATTGATTGATACTTCAGCGACACTGGCAAGGATTCCAGCGTCAATCTGCCCACTGACAGAATATCGCTGAAGTTCATTCAGCACTCGGCGGAAGTCGGGAAAATGCTTCTTGACAATTTCTGCAAGAACAGACTTATCAAAGGGCACAGACTCATTCTTGAGAATTTCTGCTGCACGCTTCATAAATGCTGCAGCCATCTTCGGTTTGTCTTCATTACGAATCTTGAACTCAATAACAGCGCATCGGCTATGGAGTGGCTCAATGATACGATTCTTGAAGTTGCAAGTCATGATGAACGTGCAGTTATGAGCAAACTCTTCCATCGCGGCGCGCATGGCTGGCTGAGTTGAGTTTGGATTCAGATAATCTGCTTCATCAATAATGATGACTTTCTTGCCACCAGCAAAAGACATTGCTGATGCATAGTTCTTGATCTTTGTTCTAAATGTGTCAATACCAGACTCATCCGAACCGTTGATCATGAGGAAGTCGCAACCAACTTCATCACACAGTGCCTTTGCAACTGTGGTCTTACCAACACCCGCAGAGCCGCAAAGAATCAGGTGAGGGATTTCCTTGCGGTCAACATAACTCTGAAAGGTTTTCTTGTATTCATCAGGCAGAATACAATCTGCAATAGTCTTAGGACGGTATTTTTCAACCCACAATGATTCAGTCATAATATAAACTCCATCACAAAAGGAAGATGGGGCGGGAATGGTGAGTTCCTAGATGAGCAGTCTGGCGGATTGTACCTACGGTAAGAAACCGCGCCCCAATAATCTTATTTAGCGACTTTTTCGTAGATCTCAACGAAATCGTTCTGACTTGCAACTTCTTCTTCGAAGTTTCGCTTATGGTAAACGCGAGCCAACTTACGACCCAACTTCTTGGGGATTTCGCATTCTTCCTGAAGACGATCAAGAATTTCCTTGATCAGATCACGCTCAGCTTCAATGCGAGTAAGACTGTTTGAGATTTCCTGGAGCATACCCAGGACCTTTGCCTTGTCTACTGGTGCCATGATTATTCTCCGAACGTCGAAGAAGCAGCTTCGATCGCAATATAGTAGGTGATTGCAACAGTCTTATGCTTGAAGCAAGCAAGACCCTTCTTAGCAATGGAAACATCATACGATCCATCCATCAGCTTGAAGTTTTCTACCTTCATCACAACTCGGAACTTGCTATTATCGGCAACAGTTCCAATTTCAATCTTGGACTGGTCAGAAGAATCGTCCTTGACGTCAGTGGCAATAAAGTAAACATTGTCACCATCGCTCTCAAAGACAAAGTTCGGTGAACCAGAAATGCCAGCCGACTTCTTCATCCACTCAAGATCTTCCTGCGAAAGACTGAATGAACAATCAGCTTCACCAAGAGTGATGTTCTTCTCAGGAGGAACAACGATAACCTTTGGTGAGCAATACTTGATATAGTCAGACTTCTTCTTGTTCTCAGTTGCGATGTTGATCTTGTCGTCGTCAAACGAAAGTTCAGCACCCTTGTAAAGAGAAACCTTTGCAAGCAACTTGTTCAGATCATACAGAGCAAATTCCTTTGGGAAGGTTTCGCTGACAGTAGCCTCAACAAAGATTGTACGCAAAGGCGAGATAGTCTTGAGAGTATTGCCAGCCTTAAACTGGAGGCTCTGGTTGATGCCAGAGAAATTCTTCAAAACATTAACGGTATCATCAGACAATTTCATAATTTATAACCTCATTCGCTTCAAACATTAACATTATTATACAGGGTTTTCGCTAAAGAGTCAACTTTATTTACTAAATCTTCCAGCGACCCATCATTAGTAATCGTGGCATCAAGTTTTTGCCCAATCCAAGCCCATTCGCTGGAATGAACTTCTGGATACTTTTGTTCCATCAATTCATTATGGTCTTGAAGAATCCATTGTTCATCTTCGTGAGTTGTATTCTGTTTAAGAGCAGTATCAAACCAAATAGGATCTTCACCACGCTTAACTCGAATAACCTTACCGCCAGCATTTTGAATAGCAGTAATCTCATTAGGAAAACGAACATCAGCAATTACATAGTCGTTCCAAGGATTATTTTCACAACGACGCATTGCTGTATGAACCCAGAGGTCAGTGTGAAATACATCACGACCTGCCTCTGTGCCCATAAGTTGGAGTGCTAATCTTGGGGAGAATTCCCTGCCAAGTTTCTCAGACCACCATTTGTCGGGCTGCTCGCGCCACGCTCTTGATTCTGGAGTATCGCCTTCAAGCATCGAGCGATTCCAACCAAAAATCGTGGCGCAAGCATCCTTAACACTGTTCGCAAAACTCTCTTTGACGTAATCATGACGATCAACAAAGATGTCTGCGACAGTGCCCTTGCCGCTATTGATAAAGCCAACAAGCCCGATAAGCATGGTTATCCTTTACAGGCTTCCCACGAAATTGGCAACTGCAGGCATATCACCATTGAAAGCATATGTTCCAATGTGATGAGTCTTCATCCACGGGCAGAGCCAAATCGACCCACCGATGTTTCTCCACCACTGGCAGAACATATAGTCTTCAGATAGGTAACGATCAGATCCGCCGAACTCGCGCTCTTCACCATTGACCATAACTTTGCGCTTACGATCAATAACAGTGTCGAAGTATGCGTGGATGTAACGCTGACCATCGAAGTTTGCCTGACCAACATGGTCAGGGCGATAGCTGAACTCAGGATATGCTTCCTTGAACTTATCAAACACTTCGCGCTTGAC